CACCATTATAACCACCACCACCACCACTACTACCATCAAAACCATAATAACCACCACCACCACCACCACCACCACCACCGTATTGACTCGCTGTACCATTAATCATTATATTTCTATCAACATCATAATAACCACAATTACCACCTGCTATGGTTGAACTAATACCACCACCATTTCCACCATTGAAACCGCCACCACCCTGACTACTATTATTTCCACTACCACCACCTCCACCACCACCACCTAGACCACCCAATCCACCACTACCACCACCTCCACCTCCACCACTACCACCATAAAATAATTGTGTATAAATATTTGTGGTTCCCGTATTTCCAGGATTAGACTGACTACCACCACTTACACCACCACCTCCTATAGCAGTTACTGATAAAGTCGTATTTTGAATAGTATTTATTGTAACATTACTACTACTATCATGTCTTCCATCACCCACTGTTAATGAAAATGAATAATTTAAATTCAGTAGTAAAGGACTATTATTAAACGATAAATCAATTACTTGACCTCCATTACCACCTTCATTACCAGATGCATCATTAAAACCGTTCGCGCCCCCCGCAACTAGAAATAAATCGTATAATGCTATATTTGTGGTTGGTTGAACCGTAAAACTCCCTGTTTTTAATCGTAACATATTATATGTACCAGATAGATCAGAAACAAAATTATAGGATCCATCACCTGACACATTAAACCCTGGTACTGACGGCATTATATTTATATATTTATTATAAACATATAAATAATTTACAAAGATAATACATATTACAACCCAACACCCAATACCCAATACCCAACATACTAAACAATCATTATGTCATTATTAATAGATCGAACATCCATATACAAACAATTTCTTATCAATCAATTCAACAACACACCCATAACCAATATACCCACCTCAAATCCATCAAACCCCAAAACACCTGATTTACCTAAAGAATTGTGCGATATCATAAAAAGTTATTGTTTTTATGATACAATTTCGTATCAAATACTATGTAATATCATCAGATACAAAGTCGATATTTGCGATATTATAAACGAACACGTTATTAATAACGAACAACTTTTTATCGATTATTTTGACGATGAAGACGAAGAAACACAATATAACTTAGACTACGCTACCGTTATCTATACCATACAAAAATACAACCCACTAGAAAACACATTTTATTTTTCGATGAGTAATGTAATTGATTTATGCAAAAAATGCGGTAATTATGTTTCATGTAAAACTCCTAATATTCCAACCCATATCCGGTGCACATGCTAGTTAATCATCCTCTTTTCTCTCTATAAAATAATTCAATATGTCCGCTTTAAACTCTTCACTCATCTTTTCTGTAGGTACCAAAACACCGTATTCATCGTATGTTATATCAAGAGCTGGAGAGAAGTGATGATCCATTAATATTTGCCATCTCTCTGTATATTGTCTATTCTTTTTTGATCCATGAAAATAATGTCTTATAACACCCGGTATATATCCTAAACGCAATAGTTTCGCTTTTTTCTGGTATTCTGTCATACTATTATTATAATCTTCGTGATAATTATCGTGATTCATTTTTTCAGATTTGTTAATCAAAGAAAGGGCAAATATTTTATCACCTGATCCTAAAACACCCTTATCATATATTCCTCCAATAGATTCATACGCTCTTCGGGTGATTGCCCACGCATACCCAGGATGCCAAAAATCAGAATGATTTGTTTTATATTTTTTATTTTTTGAAAAACTATAACCAAAACTATTAAATATATTTAATGAAGATTCGTCTTTCGCCATATCAACACAATGGCTGAAAATTTGAACCACATCTTTGCAACCATTTAAAATTTTCAATGTATCCAATGCCCATGAAGAACTATCGAATTCCACATCGGCATCAATCCATGCAAAAGCCTTGTAATTTTTAGGCAATAAATGTTTTACTGCTAAATTAACCATATTTTCTTTATGCCATAAAGGTGTTTGTGTTCTTATTTGTAGATGGTTGGAGTTTGTTTTTTTTGTTACATAAAAACGTTGTTTCCCATAAACCATTTCAACAACATAAAGATTAACGTGTTCTTCTTCGTTTTCAAAACGATTTACAAACTCGTTCAACAAACGATATCTACGTGCGTACAAACATGGATTAGATACTACAATAATAACATTTAATTTTTCTTCTATAGGATCGTTATTTTTAATAGCATGTTTGATATCATTTTGTTTATAATGAATATTATCGATTTCTATTCCATTTACAATTGTCATTTTTATGTCTCGTGATATATACTATAAATAAATATATCTATTTATATTTATTTATCGAATTACTATTTTTTATTTATCGAATTATAGTTTTGGCATTATTTACCGTTTATTTATTAGCAAAAGGTCCGCTTACCAATAAACTTTGACCGTTGTCACTTTTACCAATAACAACATTTTCACTTTCAAACAATTCACTTCTGATATCAGAAACAGAAATTTCCTCTTTCTCAGCCTTTTCTGCTAAAACACTTTCTTGTGTATTCATATTAGCAATACCGACTAAATTACCTGCATCATCAATTGTTTGTGTCAATGCATTACCTGATTTTTCAGCGTTTTTAATATTTTCTTCAATAGCTTTCTGCTTTGTCTCCTTCAATCTTTGTTCGAACGCTGTTTTAGCATTGGTTTCATTTTTCACCTTTTCACTCATGAGTTTGTTGAGTTCTTCTTCCATATATTCAACACGACCTGTTTTGTATGCCTCTGGATCCCATGGCATCCACATACCTACTGGTCCAACAAATACATCATGATTTGGATCTACTTCTCTCAACATTTTACATCTTAATTCTGCTTCTTCCATAGAAGGATATATGCCTCTTACCTTTAATCCACGTGTAGCAGTTTGAAAATTGTATTTAATTCCAAATGACTTCTCTAAATCATCTTCATTCTTATCTAAAAATGTCTTGTAATCATCGTCAATAGTATATTGAGTTAAAGCAACCTTTTCTTCCTTAACAAATTCTTCAAAGTCTTTCATAACATCATCAAAAAGAAGATTATATTTGAACGATACAAAATTCAAAAATTGAGCAAATTTTTCCATAGATTTATTAATTTCCCACTTCTTTAGGAATTCCTCGAAGAAAAAAGCGTCTTTTTGTTTTAATATTTTTTCAGGAGAAACGAAAGAAACACATACAAATTTTTGCCCAGCAATTGGTTTATCTTCTTCTAATAAATCTACATATTTAGCATTTACAGAACCGTCACTATTTAACTTTCTCTCAAAAGAAGGCTCTTGTTTTTGAGATGCAGTTGATTTTTTTGAGTTTGTTTGTTTTGTTGTTGGTGTAGTTGTAGTTGATTTAACCATTATTCTATTCTAATAATATTATTAATATGTTTAATATGTTTAAGTTTTATTATATAAATAATAATTTTAATATCATTTATTTTTTTTCTAATTAATTAATATAATGAGTGCTATGTTTGACGTCAACGAATTAATTAAACGAATAATCAAATATCTTGTTGAAGGTTTTATGGTTGCTATTGCTGCCTATGCCATCCCAAAACGTTCATTGAACATTGAAGAGATCCTTATGATTGCTTTAACTGCCGCTGCAACATTCAGTATCCTAGATACATATGTTCCAGTTATTGGAGTTACTGCTAGGACAGGAGCTGGCTTTGGAATTGGAAGTAATTTAGTCGGGTTTCCTGGGGGATTATAACTGCATAAATGGTAAGAGAATATAATATATTTTTATAAAATCTAATAAAATTGATTTTATAAAATTAATATAAACATATAGTAACACCATAATATAACAAAAATGAGATATAACCGTGAAAATCTTATTGAATATTGCAAAAACAACGACATAACTTTATTACAAACATATGATAATGTGAAACGAGAAAGTTTCATTGAAGGAAAATGTATTTTTAATGAATGTAAAAATACATTCTGTAAAAATTTTAGACAATTAGTAAAAACTGGTGCATATTGTATAAGTTGTATGGCTAATATCGCTAGTATCAAAATACATAATTCAAAAGTTAAGTATGATATAAATGTATTAGATAATTTTTGTAACGAAAATAACATATTATTAGCATATGATTATTCAAATAAATTAGTAAATAGAGATACTATAATTGAAGGAATTTGTAAAAATTGCAATTGCGAAAATATTTTTAGTAAACCATTTAGACAACTAGTAAAAATAAATGGATATTGTGAAAATTGCAGTAAAGAAAATGGTAGGACAAAAATTTTAGAAACAAATTTAAAAAAATATGATGTTGATAATGTTATGAAATTACAAGAATTTAAGGATAAACTAAAACAAAGTATAAAAAATAAATATGGTGTAGAACATAATTCTCAATTAGAAAGTATCAAATTACAAAAACGTGAGAAAAGTATTGAAAAATATGGAACTGAATATCCACTACAAAATAACGAAATACGAAATAAAATAAAACATACTAATTTACAAAAATATGGAGTCGAAAATCCACAACAAAATATTGAAATAAAGAATAAAACTTATGCAACTAATATGATAAAATATGGCAGTAAGTATCCATTAAACAATATAGATATCAAGAAAAAAATAATACAAACCAATTTAGAAAAATATGGAGTTTTGCACCATTCACAAAATGCAGAAATAGCTGAATATATGTTACAGTGTTCATATAATAAAAAGACTTATACTTTACCATCTGGAAAGGTAATAACATATCAAGGTTATGAAAATTTTGCACTAGATGAGCTTTTATTCGTTGAAAAAATAAATGAGGAAGATATAATTACCGATAGAAAACTAGTTCCTGAAATTTGGTATAACGACATAAACAATAAAAAACATAGACATTATGTTGATATTTACATTAAATCACAAAATCGATGTGTAGAAGTAAAATCAACATGGACAAATCAAGAGAAAAATAATGTGTTAGAAAAGAAAAATGCAGCAAGTAGTTTAGGATATAAATATGATATTTGGATTTACGATAAAAAGAAAAATAAAACTGAATTATAGTAGTCATAATATAAATAAATGCAAAAACATTTTTATAAAATCTAAAAATAATGATTTTATAAGAAAATATGCATTTTTAACTTTTAATATTATGTAAAATAATATTATTGTGTGATATTAAGAAATAATATGGAATATAAATATAAAATTTCAGTGATTTCTCAGTTTAAAAATGAAAGCATGATAATGGATGAATGGATGCAACATAATATTTCTGAAGGAATTCAACATTTTTATTTAATAGATAATGGTAGTACTGATAATTATTTAGATATATTAAATAAATATATTGAAAAAATTACTCTTGTCGTAGATAGTTATCGTCATCCTGAAACTACACAAAATGTATTAATGAATAAATATTTTTTAGATTTAGTTAAAAATGAGAGTGAATGGACAATTATTTGTGATATGGATGAATACATTTACAGTAGAAACGAATATAAAACGATATTCGATTACGTAAATAATATACCAGATAATATTGAAAAAATAATATTACCCTGGAAAAATTTCGGAAGCAATAATATTATAAAGCAACCATCATCTATAGTTTCTTCTTTCACAATGTATGAAGAAGCAAATTTCTACAAAGAAAGAGTACGTGAAAATAATTGGAGAGGTCATTGTAAAACTTTAATTAAAACTCAAAATCTAAAAAGATTAGAAATTCATTGTCCAGAATTAAACATAAATGATGGTTTGTATTTTTCAGATTTTTCAGAAGCACCTAATATTAATTTATATAATATATCAAGTCAAAACTTACATATTAATCATTATCAACATATGTCCCTTGAATATTATAGAAATGTAAAAATGATTCGTGGAGATGGACAGGGCCAAACTAATAATTATAATTTAAATAGATTTGAAAGGGAAAAAAGATTATTTAATTGGTGGAATGATTATGAATTACATAATAAAAAAATTAAAAACTAACATGTGTATAATAAAAAATTCTAATTATATAAATTATATTATTATCAAATCGTTGTTATGAATTCCCAATCGAGTTCCTCACAAATTTTTTTCCAAATATTATCTTGCTCGATCCTTTTCTCTCTATCCTTCAACATTGGAAAATGCTCCAAATATTGATTTTCTTTTAATAATTCACAAAGTTTATATGCAGTATAGTAATAATTTAGAAAATTAACTCGGTCATCGGGACAAAATTTAGAATAAGGAGCCTGTAATTCCATAAACAAATTGAACAATTTATCTTCCAACTCAGGAGACATAACAGGAGGTTTAATGCCTAATTTGTCTTTAATAAAAGGTATATGTTCGTAATATTTATTATAGCCCAGTTTTTTCAAAATTTCTTTTGTTTTTGCATTTGTAATTTGTGTTATCTTAATGCGCTCTTTTTTAATTTGATGTTTAATATTTTCAATAACTTCAGGTGGGATTTGAGTAGTTTCTTTCCCTTGAAATTGCGCAATTATTTCTTTAAAATGATTGATTCTTTTATATGCATAAAAACATACTTCTTTAGGAGGTTCTTTATAAGATGGCTTTTCATTTTCTATTAAATAAGGAACATTTTTAAAACAAACATTGCATATTAAAATCCCTTCATCATCAAGGGGTATTAACTCGCCTTTATAACAAAATTTACAAATATCAGAATTGTTGACAAAATTATTAACATCAATAAATGAATCATCAATATTACTCAAGTATTTTTTTACAATATTGCTATTTTTATTTTCAATTGTAACATTGTCACTATTTTTAATTTTAAAGAAATTTTCCAGTTTTTTCGTTTTTTCTGTTATAATCATCCCACAATTATGTTTGTTACTATTGGTGATACTTTCATCAATTCCAATGTTTATATCACTACCGCTACCGCTACCACTACCACTATTAGCACAAATGTTTCCAATCGAATAAATATCATTTGATATACTTTTTTTATTTTCAAAATAATCAAATATATATTTAGAATTATCCAAATAATATTTCTTTCTTTTATCCTTTATTTTTTTAATATTATTTTGTATTTCTTTAATTTTATCTTTTGTATCCATTATTTCTTCAATTAATAATTCTGAATCATTGTTGTGTTTTTGTAAACTTGCTAATTTTTCTTGTAATTTTAATTTTTCATTTTTCATTTCAGGTATTGTATTTTCTTCATCATATTGAAATTGATCTACAAATTCACTATGTTTCCCATCCAGTGTTGTTGATATTTTTTTATCTATGAATATTTTTTTCTCTAGTTTAGGTTTAAACGATGGCATGTTGAAATCGTCTATCAAATAATAATATAATAAATATTGTTATGAATTATTTAATTCACAATTACGTAAAATAATATATTGTAGTATATTGTAGTATATTGTAGTATATTCGTTTGTATATTGAAATTATGAGATACTAGCTATTTTATACCAATTAATATTTTTAGAATGACCTCTTAATTGTATTGCATTTATCATAACATTGTATTATGCTATAATAAATAATTAGCATTGTTAATCAAAAATAATAATTATGAATTTAATTAATTAATTAAATTAAATTCCATAATTTTTTTTTCTTTAGGAATAGTATAAAAATGGGAGGAGGTCTTATGCAACTAGTCGCCTACGGCGCTCAAGATGTTTACCTAACAGGTAATCCACAAATCACTTTCTGGAAAGTAACTTACAGACGTTATACCAACTTTGCTATTGAATCCATCGAGCAAACATTCAACGGTCAAGCCGATTTCGGTCGTCGTGTCCAATGTGTTATCAGTAGAAACGGTGATCTTGCTTACCGTACCTATTTACAAGTAACACTTCCTGAAATCAACCAACTTATGGGTGTTGGTGCCTACCTTACAGGTGAAGGTGCTGGTGTCTATGCCCGTTGGTTAGACTTCCCTGGTGAACAACTTATTGCTCAAGTTGAAGTCGAAATTGGTGGTCAAAGAATTGATCGTCAATATGGTGACTGGATGCACATCTGGAATCAACTAACCATGTCCGCTGAACAACAACGTGGTTATTTCCAAATGGTTGGTAACACAACCCAACTTACATTCATCACTGATCCATCCTTCGCTGATGTTGATGGTCCATGTGACTCATTAGCACCACGTCAAGTTTGTGCTCCAAGAAACGCTCTTCCAGAAACAACTCTTTACATTCCACTTCAATTTTGGTTCTGTACCAACCCTGGTCTAGCTCTTCCTTTAATCGCTCTTCAATACCACGAAGTTAAAATTAACCTAGATATCCGTCCTATTGACGAGTGTCTATGGGCTGTTACAACCCTTTCATGTGCTCCTCCAGACACAAAGCCAACACCAGCCAATCAATATGCTCCTGGTCGTCCAGTCCCTGCCACAATTGCCTACAATCAATCGATTGTTGCTGCTTCCCTTTACGTTGATTACGTCTTCCTTGATACTGATGAGCGTAGAAGAATGGCACAAAACCCTCACGAGTACCTTATCACACAGCTTCAATTCACTGGTGATGAATCAGTCGGTTCATCATCCAACAAGATCAAGCTTAACTTCAACCACCCTGTTAAGGAATTAATCTGGGTTGTTCAACCTGATCAAAACGTTGATTACTGTTCATCCCTTGTCTGTGATGCCCTTCTATTCAAGGTCCTTGGTGCTCAACCATTCAATTATACTGATGCTGTTGATGCTCTTCCAAACGCTGTCCATGCTTTTGGTGGCCCAGCTGAAGTCGGTAACCAAACCGGTTTCATTGATGCTCGTGGTCTATTCCAAGACGCTGGTGCCATGGATGCTTACATCCCTGATGGTTTCTCAGGCTACTGGCACGGTCCTTCCAACCCATACAATGAGCCAAACCTTGGTGGCGACCGTGTTCCATTAAATGCTGCCGCCGCTGCTGCTGCTGCCGCTGCCAACTCATTAGCCAGTCTAACAGCTATCCAAGATCTTGATCCTAACCACTCAATGGGCTCAACTGTCTCTGATGCCGGAACATTCGTTCTTACAGAGACCTCCCTAGACATGCACTGTTGGGGTCAAAACCCAGTCGTCACCGCTAAGCTTCAACTTAACGGTCAAGATCGTTTCTCTGAGCGTGAAGGTTCATACTTCGACGTTGTCCAACCATACCAAGCTCACACCAGAAACCCAGATACTGGTATCAATGTTTACTCATTTGCCCTTCGCCCAGAAGAGCATCAACCAAGTGGCACATGTAACTTCTCCAGAATTGATAACGCTACCCTTCAACTAGTACTTTCCAACGCCACCGTTGAAGGTACCAAGACTGCCAAGGTTAGGGTTTATGCCACCAATTATAATGTATTAAGAATTATGTCAGGCATGGGCGGTTTAGCATATTCCAATTGAGCGGTTTGTTACGATTTATCGTCTCAATATTTTTATATTATTTTCATAAAATTAAAATAAATATTCATATTATTTAAATAGAATATTGCTTATTTTACAACATAAGCAATATTTTTTGCTCCCGAAGATTCGGGAGGAAAATAAAAAGTTTATGATAAATTGATATATATCCAATTAAGTTGGATTGTTACGATTTATCGTGTCAATATTTTTATATTATTTTAATAAAAATAAAATTAAATAAACTTTAATAATTAAATATGCTTTTTAATTATTAAAGCAATTTATATTTGCTTTTGCAACTGGAAAAGCAATTATAATTATATTTTGCATAAAACAACTTAAATAAAGGATGTATTTTATATATATACATCCTATGGAAGTAGTAAAGGCATTTAATGATAATAATTTACACACTGAAATAATTATAAAAGGATCTTATCAAGACCCATTGTTTCGAGCTAATGATATAGCAGAAATATTAGAAATTGCTAATATTAGATCAACAATTCAAAATTTTGATAAAAGTGAAAAGGTTGTCCATAGTATGGACACCCTTGGTGGCACACAGCAGGTAACATTTTTAACTGAAAAAGGATTATATAAAATTTTATTTAAATCCAGAAAACCAATTGCTGAAAAATTTCAAAATTGGGTATGTGAAATTATCAAAGAAATTAGAGTAAATGGTGTATATGATTTACAAAAAGAAATAGAAAAGAAAAATTTAGAATTAACACAAATAGAAGACGTCAAAAATAAAGAAATGGAAGAAAAACTCATAAAACAAAAAGAAAGTGTTTTGTTAAATGAGTATACTAATACTGGATCATTAATTTATATTATAAGAGTGAAAACATTTACAAATGGCGAGTATATCATTAAAATAGGTCATAGTACCAAAGGAATTCAAGATAGATATAATGGACATAAAACAAAATATGATGAATGTTTATTATTAAATTGTTTTTCTGTAGATAAAAGTTATAATTTTGAGCAATTTTTACATCATCACGATAATATTAGAATAAATAAAGTTACTGATTTAATTGGTCATGAACACGAACACGAACTATTTTTAATTGGAAAAGACTTAACGTATCAAATTATTTTAAATATTATAAATAAAAATATAAAAAATTACAATTATTCAATTGGTGAATTATTGAAAGAAAATGAATTATTAAAATATCAAATTCAAAGCAATCAAACCCAAGGTAATCAAACTAATATAAATAATGAATTGATTACCGAATTTATGCAAACAATAAAAACATTATCTAACAAAATAGATAATCTTGAGAAAATAAACAAAGAAATCCTTGATAAAGTTAATTCAACGCAATCACAAACAAAAACTGTTACCAATTTCAACATTCAGGTCCCTACTCTCGGACCTAGATTACAAAAAATTCACCCAGATACTTTACAATTGATAAAAGTTTATGAAACTGTTAGTGATGCAATGAAAGAAAATAAAAATATAAAACGACCTAGTATAAACAAAGCAATAGCAGATAATACTGTTTATTGTGGATTTAGATGGCTACTTGTAGAGAGAAATCTAGACCCAAACATTATAACAAATATTGAACCAACTAAAAAAACTAAAATTCAGAATCTAGGTTATATTGCAAAATTAAATATAGAGAAAAATCTAATACTAAACGTCTATCTGGATAGAAAAACTGCTGCAAAATTAAATGGCTATGATTCTATATCAGCGTTAGATAATCATGTCAAAAAAAATACTATTGCAAATGGTCATTACTATCAATTATATGACGAGTGTGATGAAGGTCTTAAAAATAATTTCGAAAATATTAACGGTCTTCCTTTATTATATAAAAATGGTCTAGGACAATATGATTTAGAAGGCAATTTAGTAAAAGAATTCTCATGTAAATATGATTGTATAAAAAATCTCTCTATGAGTGATAAAACATTGACAAAAGCATTGAATAAAAATATACCGTACAATGGTTATTATTACAAAGAATTAGGAGAAAAATTAGCAATATTATTATAAAAAATAACCCACCCTCCACCCTCACGCGTAAAAAAATAAAAAAAACAATATTATATTAATATATCACACAGTGATCACGCCCTCTTAGCTTAGTCGTAGAGCACCAGTCTTGTAAACTGGAGGTCCCGAGTTCAATTCTCGGAGAGGGCTTTATAACCCGACCGATTTTATATATTTTAGGATAAATATATAAAAACTTTTTATTGATAATATGTATATATACATAACATCACACTAGACACTACCAAACCATAATAAATGCAAATATTTGTAAAGACACTCACAGGAAAAACTATTACACTAGAGGTAGAACCAACAGATACAATCGAAAATGTTAAAGATAAAATTCAATCTAAGGAAGGCATTCCACCTGACCAGCAACGTCTCATTTTTGCTGGAAAACAACTAGAAGATGGTCGTACATTATCAGATTATAACATTCAAAAGGAATCAACCTTGCATTTAGTATTGCGCCTTCGCGGTGGATAATATGTATTATTACAAATACAAAGAGTAAAATTACTAAAAAAATTGATATGAATAATATGAAATTTATATCAATTAAACCCCAAAATGACAAATACAGACATGAATTCTCCAGCTTATCAACGTGAAAAAAAACAAACATTTTGGATATGTCTTGTTGTTATTATTGTAATAATATTATTGTTAGTATTTTTATAAACATGTAAAACATATAATAAATCAAAATCCCTACAAACTACAAAACAATTTATTCATATTTTTTATTTCTGGTTTCTCAATTTCTGCATTAAACAACTTTAATATTTGTTCATTGTCTCTGAATCGAATCGAATAATCCTGTTGTATATTATTTCTACCAATACGACCCAATGCTTGTATAATTTTTTCCTGTGTCAATTTCATATCCTTACTTAAATAACCATGACAAAATTGATAGTTTGTCCCATAAATATAATCACTTGATGCTATAATCAGGTACAACAATTGCTTATCCGCCAAATTTTTCATAATTTCTACATAGTCCTGGTTCATATTTTCATGATTTACAAAAACACCAATACCCATCAATAGTAGAATCTTCCAATTATCAGAAACATTGTTTAAAAGCATAATTTTTTCAATAATATCATTGTCAATATTGCTAGTAAATGATCGTTTACCATCCATTTCTTCCGCCCATTTTGATAAATGCGCGGTTTTATTTGGTACAAATGTTTCATTAAAATTAACTACTTTTACCATGGAATATAACATTTCCAATTCTTGTTTTACCGTTTTTATTTTTACATTATTTTCCATCTCTCTATCATTTTTATTATTGTTATTATTTTTTGATTTTTTTCCTTTACCGTCATCCTGTTGGTCGTTTTTATCTGTTTTACTCAACATGTCTTCCATGTCTTTTTCTAATCGTTCAATTTTTTCATTGATAGTGTTATTATATTGAATAGTTTCTAGTATTGTCTCCATTATTTTTGATGGAATATGAGATTGTTGAATATAAAATTTCGCTACTTTTTCTACGTCACTTGCAAGAAATATTGTAGGTCCATCAGTTAATGTGTATGCATCTTTTGTGGTTATATAAATAGCACTATTTCCTAGATCACTACCATCATTTGTTGTATTGTTGGTATTTTGCGTATTTGGTGGAATCATCTCACTATTAATTCTAGTTAAAACATTAAAACTATTTGCTTGTAGTTGTGTTACACCTGGTCCAATACTATTACTTTTTTTAAATTTATTCCCTTTTTCATCAATGTAATTATTTGGCATGATTCTTTTCGAACTCGTACTTTTTAAATATATATAAATACTACCCCATGTTCCAGGCTTAATATTTCCTAGTGTTTTTAGATAATATTGTTTAATGGATTGCATCGTAATATCATCCAAAGATGCAAATCTTCTATTGATTTTATAACTATTTTGTATAAAATCCAAATCATTAACATATTTAATAAATTGACATACTTCTTTCAAATCAAAATATCTCAATAATGTCGGATAATTTTCACAATGTTTTACTACGCTAACAACATCATCATATTCCTGATATAAATTATGAGGTAAAACAACATACCCATTTTTATTAATTAATGGTATTGACTTGATGCAATCGTGACTAATAATACTTTCTACAAACGCGCCAGGAAATTTCATCTTAAAATCACTAATTGTAGATACTAATTCATCTTCTTTTGGTAATGTAGCCGATGACAATATCATATTTGGAATCAAATTCTCAGTCCAGTTTTTTTGAATAATATCATGAAATTCATGAGTATCATAATCCATAGTAATCGTAGGTTCATCCCAATAAGTAATAATCTCATCACGTGTATTAAATGATAACATATAGTACATAGCAGGTAAATAGGATTTAATATCTGAAATGATAATCTCTACTTTATCACCTACACTATTGTCCACTTTCCATATTCCGCCCGATTTCGTATTTTTTGTATATTCTTTTGCTGAGAAATAGTGCAATCGAATATCTGATGCATCATTACATCCAAATGCAAATGCAATCTTTTTATTTATAGAAATTGCAGATCTAGCCAATGCCAGACCAACGTGTCTAGCAGCACAAACAAATATGATTTTATGCTGTTTTGCCAATCCAATAGGTGTCAAAGTTTTACCTGTACCAGTTGGTGCAATATACAACAATAACTTTGGTTTTGTTATTTTCGACAGCGCAAATATTTTTTTTTGATGTTCATACAAAGATAAATCGTTGTATTTTAGTAAATCGTTGTTTTTTTCTATAAATTCATATGCATTTATGATAATACTATTAATATTTATTTTTTCTTCGTAAAAATTCAACGTGGATTGAATAACATGCAAAATATGTTTGTTTAATTTTAAAACAGAATTTTTGATTAGTTTGTATAATACAAAATAATATGCTTGCCATTTCTCATTTTTCTTTTTATATAAATCCAACAAAATACTCAAACGATCCAATAAAACTGTTTCATATATTTCATATATTTCAATATTTTGAATTGTGTCTATAGTATTATTTTGTAATCGAATCATATCCGCTTTTTTTATTTGAATATTACTAGAAACACTATGTGTTAAATATGACATATCGTACATTTTTTTAAGTTTTTGTATTTTTTCATTAAAATATTTATTGTACAAATAATCTTCCATTTCTTTGGAATACTCTATTTTTAAAAAGGAAAACAAAGAATTAAAATGATTAATTTTGATATTTACATTTTCATAACCCGCATCAATTAACTCTAGTACCTTTTTTTCAGTCGCGGATACAGGGATTTCAGTTGTATCCCATTCAACTTTGGTTAATTTTCTTTGAATTAGATCCATTGTTTGCAATATGGTGTATTTGGTTGTGTATTTGGTTGTGTATTTGGTAAATATGATAACTTGTAATTCTAGTAAATTTAGTGGTCAGTTTTATTATAGATTTTATTTGTAGAATATTATTCTATATTTCATATCAATTTTATTTTAAAATTGATTTAAAAATATATATTATGATGAAATTAAAAATAAAGACAAAAGCAAACTACACAATCTTTTAAATCACATACAAGAATGCCAGTTATTTACAGTATCGAAGGAAACATTGGTTCAGGTAAATCTACTTTGCTCGCAAATTTACGTAACCGTTTTGAAAATCAAACAAAAACACCAGAAGAAACCAACACACCAAGAAAAATTATATTTGTAAAAGAACCAGTTGATGAATGGGAATCAATTCAAGATGGCAATGGAATCACCATGTTGGAAAAATTCTACAATGACCAAGACAAATATTCATTTCCTTTTCAAATGATGGCATATATTTCAAGATTGGCATTGTTAAAAGAGGCCATTAAAAACAATCCCGAACCTGATACAATTATAATTAGCGAACGTTGTTTATATACAGACAAATATGTTTTTGCAAAAATGTTGTATGATTCTGGTAAAATTGAAGACGTTTGTTATCAAATTTATAATAAATGGTTTGATACATTTGCATCCGAATTACCAATTGAAGGCGTTATTTATGTGAAAACAAATCCAGATATATGCAATAAACGAATTTTATTGCGTTCAAGAAATGGAGAGAGTTCAATACCATTATCCTATTTAGAGAACTGTCATACGTATCATAATAATATGATTACAGTTTTAGATGATAAAACTACCAATAGTAAATTATTAGAATTAAATGGTAACGTAGACATTTTTGAAAATAAAGATCAAATTAAACAATGGATTGTAGAAATTGAAACATTTATTTTATAAACATATTATAACAAACAAAAATCAATCACCCATTAAAAATCAAATTAAAATATATATTCATATTTTTTTATGATAAATACTAATGACAACAACCCAGAAACAAAAACCGGAATTATAGACAATACTATTATTTTTTATGTTTATTATCCTGAATCATCAATTGGAAGTGATGCTATTATAATTGAAAAACAAATGGAAATAGCTGTATTATCCAATTTAAAACAGATAAACATAGGTTTATATAATATTTCCGAAAATGATAGTAAAGTAACTCCTATTATTAACAACATAATCAAGAATGCAAAGGATAGATTGACATCACGTTACAAAATGGAAAAAAAACACATAGAAGATCTATCTGTTAATTTAATTTATTTTAATGACGATAATTTAACAAACATTCTAGAAGTGTTGTTATATACTACATATGTTTTTCCTGAAAAACCAGAAGATAAAAAAGATATAAAAGGGAAATATTCTTTTGTTTTATTGACTGATGGGTATGATCCAAATCCGAATATTAAAAACGAAGAAAAAATAATTAACACAATTAAAACAAACATAAACCCGAATATAATATTCACAAAAATTTCATTCAATGAAAACGCGAAAAAATTGTCATCGACTTATATAAGAAACATCGCAATTAGTAGTAATTATGACAAATTTGATAATATGATGATGAAGTTAGGGTATAGTAAAAAAAATAGTGATGAAATTTTAAATGTGATTAGAAATTCATCCAATGTTATGACGGTGGGTGATATTTTTAACAAAACTAGATCTATGATATCAGATTTAGGAGCAAATTTATCAAGTAAATTCACTGATATGGTGAATAATAAAGACAATTCAGTTAATAATATCAATATCAATGAGAACAACGCGAACAACATAAATGGGAATGGTAAAGTTTCTTACGCGGTATATGGTGGATATAAAAAACGAAAAACTAGAAAACAACGTAAGACCAAATGTAGAAAACAAACCAGAACCAATAAACATAAAAAGTGAATAAAAACAATCAAACATATGATGATATTAAAAAAAATATTATAATATAATATAAAATGGAAAAACAATTTTGGGTTCATTTATTTCATATTATTATAGTAAGTGGTCTATTTTTATATATTGGCATCATGCAAACAAAGTTGCCAAAATTCATATATCCAATTTTGATTGGACTAGGAATCGTTATTATGCTTTATCATATTTATAAATCCATCTATAAGAAAGACGCGTGGGTGAATTATATTCACATATTTATTGTTGGTCCGTTATTGATTTATATTGGATATAAAAAAGAACAAACACCACGTAAATTTTTTGAGATTATACTCATGCTAGCATTTGCAAGTTTTGGATATCATTTGTATTATTTGATTTTTTGATTTGCCAGAACAGTTATTTTAACCCTGCTAGTTTGACCACCTTCTTCATTATCCAAGCAGTTAATGCAAATAATATACCGCCCCATAATGTATCTATAAATACAGTGCTCCATTTCCATTTTGTTAGAAGAGCACGACTTGTAGTTTCGTATACAGCATAAATTACAATACCAAATAGGAACGCGTCATGAACTGATTTATTTGGTTGTATAATAAAATAATAAATCCCAAAAATCAAAAAAACATAACATAGAATTGTTGCAGTAATATTTACTTTTAGCGCTGATCCTTGAACTAATTTTACTTGATTCTCGAAATACGGTTTCATCATTGTCAAAAAGATACCATCTATTATTACAAATACAATGGCTGTTATAAGTAGTTTATACATGTTGGACAATTAGTTATATATTATAATGGAGAGATAATAAAACAACCCAGATGCTAATATTCTAATAATTGAATATTTAATCCTTTGCTCGGTTTAAATTTTAATATATCCAATTCACGTTTGGTAGTTGGAAATAAATCATTACCATAAATATCTGCTAATAATAACCATTCAAACATGCCACCAATATAAATAAAAACGGAAAAAAATCCTAATTTAACCAATTGTTTGTATTTGTTAAAAATAGTAATGTCGTTGTTGTTTTTGCCGTATATAATAATATGTTTCTGTCCTATTACATGTTTATTTCGAATAAACGAATTTATTATGGCCTCTTCTTTTTCTACACTAATCGTATTTGGCAATAAACACTGCTGTTCATGAATCGGCAATGTATTAATTAATATATATTTATCTGGGTTTTTTATTGCACATTGTATATCTTCAAAATTAACTTTTTGTACATTATGAGTATTTCCCATAATGTACCTACTTATATTATATTTATATTTTACTCGCATATAATCTTTATTTACGATTTAGTTTTTTCAACGATTTTAATTTTTTTAATGTTTTTGATAATTTTGTTTTTTTCAATTTTTTACTTTTTTCACTTTTTTTATTAATTTTTAACATACCTCCTCTTTTTCTTTTTTTGCAAACACCATCACCATCACCATCACAATCATCATTTACAACTCCCAAAAAGTTAATAAATGTTTTCGATATAGCACAACTATATGGTATGGCAAATTCTGCTGGAAAAAACCCATTATCTGACTTTTCTATATTGGCATGAAAATATCCCATAAATCTACAATTTAATTCATTTTCTATATTTGAATCTTTTATAATATTAAATAATTCAATTGTAAAAAATTTATCTATATCTTGTTCAGAATCTCGCTTACCATCATAATATCCGTAAGCATCTTTAATTTCTTTCTTTGAAAATACTGATTCGCATTTTTTATCTATACCCATAATGTGACAATCAATGTCATCACTATCACCAATATCATCACTATCACCATAAGGATCAAAATATTCTTTCCAATTATGTAAAATAGTATCATATATTAGTTTTATAAATGATTGATCTAATTGATACCAATCACCGTTATCATCACCTTCTACATTAGCATGCGATTTAATAGCTCCGGTTAAATCTAAAAATAATAAATTTTTATTTATCTTACTTTGTGGAAACAACCAATTACTATTATTTGATGGAACAGCAACTAAACTTTTATCATATGGAATATATGCATATGTATTACAAGTCGGATTATTTCTACAATATATTCTAGAATCGTTATAATTGGTTGAATACCAAATTGGTTCTAGAATATATTCAGATGATTCATTATAACTATTTGATAAAATAGTTGCTGGCCGACTTTTTGGGACACCTTCAAGTTTGGCAAATTTTGCTTTTTCAGAAAAAAATTCTTCTTCGCCTGATCTATAAATTTTATCTAATGTATATTTATTTTTTAATTCTGAAAACGTTCTTAATCTTTTTTTAATTTCACTTTTCAATCCTTCATTTACAATATATTTATTTGTAGTTTCCATATATATTGTAAATATAAATTTATTAAATTTTAATGAAATTTTACAACAATTTCTACCTTTTCCTTTTTGATACTTTTTGCAGCAGAAACCGAAAGCTCTTCTCTCTTCTTCCGTGTTTTTGCATTTGACCCAACACTAGAATTTGAACTAACACTTGACAATGATCCTGTTGCTGATCCTGAACTACATGAATCATTACTATTATTTGAATTCTTTCTTTTGGATGTACTATTATAACTATTCATATCTTTTTCAATCTCGTCATAATTTTCTTCTATGTAATCTACCACTTTATTTTCCAACGCCCACTTAAAAAAATTAAGCTGACCTATTGTTGTTTCTATAAATGTTCCCTTAACATCATCATAAGGAATACTTATTCTGTCCCATCTACAAAATGGATCAAAACGTTTTTTGGAATAAGCTTTTAATTTCAATTTATAGTCGACATATACCTTGAATCTTTTAAAACTAGTAGATGATGAAGTTGATATTGACTCACTAGTGCTCGTTGAATTAGATAAGTTCACTTCATTGCAAATATCGTATGTTGTAAAATGTTTTTTGGCGTAATTTGTTGAAAACCAATCAACGATTCGGAGAGAAATTTTGGATTCACCTGTTATTATTTTTAACATTCTCTCCATACTGTTGTTATTTTTATAAAACACTAATAAATTGTTTAATAACAAATCATTTTGACTTGTATAATTTAATGCATTTTGTTTAATCTGGTTGTTTAATTGTATATGCGATGAATTCGTAAAACTTTCAATTTCACATGGATTTATAACACAATTCATTTTGTTTATTATATGGTATTAATATAGTGTTTATTATAATATGGATAAAATTATGATTATTTGTTTAAATGTTTTTACATTAAATGTTTTAATATAAATTGTTATTCTCTGTTTCACTAATAGGTTTCTCTATATTTGTATTAACCGGTTTCATAAATAAGTCTCTATTGATGACATCTTGTATGTAATTATTTTGTGTTTCTGATTCGACATTTTGATGTAAAAATGGATTCAATCCTATTTGTGAAACCATTTCGCGCTCAGCCATTTTATTATAGCTTTCTTCTCTCTTGTTGTTAGAAGCTAATTTAAATTGATGTTCTAAAAACATAATGTCATTGGAATCACTCCAATTAGTAGAATCACATTGCATAGATTGTGTATACGCCATGTTCTCTATGTATTCATCTGTCACTGGTTGTGTTTGTCTTTGACCTTCTATTTTTGGATTTTCTTTCATTAAATCAGGCACTTCTGTGTAAATCCTGTTTTTTCTTAAACTTCTTTCAATTCGTTCCCCATCATTTGTTGACCATTTCCAAAATATCAAATTTTTATGCATTTTTATATACCTAACAATATAATAATTATGATTTTTTAACTATTTGTAATTGTTTTGTAAATAAAAAAGCATCCTTTCCCTGTTTTCGCCGTTTTAAATTACATTGTAAACAAGAAATTAATACGTTGTTTTTGTTATGACCCAATGAATTGTCAATTCGATCCAATGTCCATTGGTAATTTTCTCTCACAATTTCATATAAAACCAAAATTTCTTTATTACAGTAATAACACAATAAATTGGATTCTATCAATTTTTGCAGGGTGTCATCAAAATTTATAATATTTGTAGAATCATAAATATGTTTAATTATATCCTGTTGTTTGTAATTGTTTAATTTTCTCTCCAATTGCTGTTTCATTAATTTATATATTTCTTTGTTTTTTGTAGTAGTATCTTCTTGACTAGTATCTTCCATAGTATCTTCCATAGTATCTTCCATAGTATCTTCCATAGTATCTTCATCATTTACGCTACATAATAACTGTAATTGAAATTTTCTTTCATAAACCTCTTCTGAAAGTTTCCATTTTTGCGATTCTTTTCGTAATTTTATTTTATTTATATCATCTTTATTTGTCAATTTTTTTATTTGATATCGATTACCCACACCAACAATATTTATATTTTTCTTTGTGTTTTCTAATACATTACACCCATATTTTTGTTCATCTTGCTTTTGTTCATCTGTCATATTTCAATTTATATTATTAGTATAAAAATAAT